TACACGTATCACAACTATCTGAATAATGTCTATCTTACGAGGTAAGGACTCAGACGGAACTAAGTATTTCGTTGAGGCCGATGGAAAACTTACAGTTAAAAATTCACAAGATGTAAATCCTATTCTTCAAAAGAATAAAAGATTATATAATCTTAATGATGGTTATTCCAAAAGTAAAGACCTCAAACGTGTAGCTAGTATTCCTAGTTTAGTATTACAATTATGGGCTAAAGAATATAATGGTACTAATAATTGGTTTGCTATTCCAGATATAGAAAGAAAAAGAATTTTAAAATTAAAACTTAATAGTAATGAGTTTCGTTACTTTAGAACAGCATCAGGTAGAATATAATGGCATTATCAACATACACAGAACTAAAAGCATCAGTAGCTAATTTCTTAAATAGATCTGATCTTACAACAGAGATACAAGATGACTTTATAAAACTAACTGAAGCAGATTTTAATGCTAAACTTAGAATAAGACAAATGGAACAGATTGATGATGTTACTATTAATGCTGAAACTGTTACAGTACCTTCAGGATTTATAGCAGCTAGATCATTTCATATACTATCAGGTGGTACTAAATATCATTTAGAATATATCACACCAGCAAATTTATTTGAAATCAAAGGAGGCTCAACTTCAGGTATGCCTAGAACGTATACTATTGAATCAGATAATGGAACAGAACAATTTCGTTTCGCACCCTCGCCTGACACGAGTTATACAGGTAAGCTACAATATTATAAAGCTTTTACTGCTTTGTCTGATAGCAATACCTCTAATTATATTTTGGCAAGTCATCCTGCTATCTACTTATATGGGTCGTTATATCATGCTAGTAATTTCATTGGTGGCATCGATGCTAATCAAACGCAACAATGGTTAGGTATGTATTCAGCAGCTATGGAAAGATGTGAAAATAACGATAGACAAGATACTTATGGAGCATCACCTGTAGTTCAAAGAACAGATGTAAGTACAGATTTGTCATTCTATAGGAGAAAATAATGCAGATTAAATTTGGAGAATGGCTACCTGATCAACCACAACATTTGAATCCAGGAGCTAATGTAGCAACTAATGTATATTATGCACTTAATTCTTACAAAAGATTTCCATCTTTGGTAGACTATAGTTCTAATAATGTTGCTAAAAATGCAAAAGGTGCTGCATCATTTAGAGATAATACAAACACAGTTTTTAATTTTGTTGCTACTAAGACAGATATATTTCAATTAGCATCAGGAACATTTACATCTAGAAAGTCATCACTTACTGGAGCTGATAATGATTTCTTTACATTTACACAATTTGGTAATTACATTATAGCAAGTAATGGTGTAGATGCACCTCAATATTATTTAATGGGTACATCAACTAACTTTGCTAATTTAAGTGCAATACAAACTTCAGGTACAGTTCCTACATTTAGAGTATCAGGAGTTATTAGAGATTTTTTAGTTACAGGAAACCAAACAAATAATAAAAACAGAATACAATGGTCAGGTATTAATGATATTACAACTTGGCAGTCTGGAACAAAACAATCAGATTTACAAGATCTACCTGGTTCAGGTGGACAGATTGTTGCGATAACATCAGGTGAATATGGTTATGTATTTAGACAAAATCAAATAGTTCGTATGGACTATGTTGGTGGAGCAACAGTATTTAGATTATCAGTTATCTCTCCTAATAGAGGAGCTGTATATGGACAAACAGTATGTCAGGATAATAGACGTGTTTTCTTTTATGCAGATGATGGTTTTTTTGAAGTTAATGGTGATAAGATAGTTCCAATAGGAGCTGAAAAAGTTAATAGGTTTTTTGACCTAGATCTTAATAAAGCTTATGCTGATAGAATAGTAGCAGCTGTAGATCCATTTAATCAGTTAGCTATGTGGTTATATCCATCAGCTCAGAATACTACAAACACTACTGGAATTTGTGATAGAATTATTATATATAATTATGCTACACAGAAGTGGTCACTTGCTGAAGCAAATGCTAGTCAGATATTTGCACAGTTTGTAGGAGCTTATACAGTAGAACTTATGGATATTATATCTGCTAACTTAGATCAAATTAACATAGCATTAGATACAGACTTTTGGAGTGGTGGACAAAGATTTTTAGGAGCTATTGATAACGATTTTAAAGCAGCTATATTTTCAGGAACTGCTAATATTTCAGAAATAGAAACAAATGAATTAGAAATATTTCCTGGACATAGAGCTAGTATTACAGGTGTAAGACCTATAGTAGATGCACAAGCTGAAGTAACTATTAAAACTAGAGATAGATTAGCAGATACAGTTGGACAATCTTCTGTATCAACCATGACTGATAGTGGTATAAATCCAGTCAGACAGTCTGGTAGATATTTTAAAGCTAATGTTAAAATACCAAGTGGAACACTTTTTAATCATGCACAAGGTATTGATATAACAGGTGTTAAATCAGGAATAAGATAATGACAGATAAAATTGATATTGACAATGTACGATACAGTTTTGAAACACAAGAGTTCTTTCAAAGACAAATTGAAGAAGCAATTAATACATTAATTAATGAAAAGAATAAGGAAAACAACAAAGCATTTGCTTGGTTTATAGGAGACTAGATGGCAGGTATAAAAGATTATAGTAGTACAGCAAGTAATAATACATCCGTAGGAGGAGTTAGTATTGCAGAAGGTATGTTACCTTCTAATATTAACAATGCCTTTAGAGCTGTAACTGCTGATATTAGAGAATGGTACAATGATGCACAATGGGTTATCTATGGTGATGGCGATGGTGCACATACGTTTGCTTATGCAAGTGCTACATCATTTACAGTAGCAGGATCAGATGTTACTACTTTTTATCACGCTGGTAGAAGAATAAAAGCTGTAGGAAGTTCTACAGGTACTATTGTAGGTACAATATCAAGTTCATCTTTTTCATCTAATACAACAGTTAACGTAACTTGGGATTCAGGTTCATTACAAAGTGAAACTTTAGTTATATATGTAGGTATATTATCTAAAACAAATGATTCTATACCTGAAGATGTTATTGATGCAGCAAATTTAAAAACTAATTCAGTTACAACAGTAAAAGTTACAGATGCAAATATTACTGCTGCTAAACTAGCTACTAATGCAGTAGAAGCTGCTAAAATTAATGCTAGTGCAGTTACAGAAGGTAAAATTGCTGCTGACGCAGTTACAGGAACTAAAATTGCAGATGATGCTATTAATAGTGAACATTATACAGATGGATCTATTGATACAGCACATATAGGAGATTCACAAGTTACTTCTGTTAAGATAGCTGACGATGCTGTTACAGCTGCAAAAATAGCTGATGCAGTATTGGTTACAGCTTCAGAACATGCTTCACATACTCCTGATGAAGTTACAATATTAACAACAGCTGGTTCAGATGCTAGATACTTTAGACAAGATTCAAGTGAAACAATTGCATCAGGTGATACCTGGTCATCTGGAGATACAAAAGTAGCAACAACAGCTGCTATTGATGCAAGAGTTATAGATTTAGTAGATGACGTAGGTGGCTTTGTTCCAATAGCAAATGAATTAGCATTTCCAAATGCAAACCCTGATGTTAATGATGGAGCAGGTACGCTTGTTAGTATTAAAACTTTATCTACAAATTACACATCAAATGGTAGTGGTGAAATAAGTATTGCAAATGGTACAGTAGGAAACTCTACAGTTACTATTACAGGAGCAGGAGATACAGTTACATACAGTTCAGGTTTTGGTTTGATTGTAGAAACTACAACAACATTAAATACATATTCTTTTCATAGATTAGTTCCAAAAGCTACAGAAGTTACAACAGTAGCAAGTAAAGCTACTGAGATTGGTAGACTTGGAACAGCAGACGCAGTTTCAGATATGAACACGTTAGGTACAACTCAAACT